GGTGGGGTAAACTGGAAGCCGTCTGGCAGTTGGAGGAGGTTAACAAACCTCTCAGCTGTCCTCGCGTCGTTCCGCCTCTGACATTTCGTCAGTAACTGCCGGCATCCGCCGGTCCCTATGGAGATTTCCATGCCTACTGCTGCTAACATCGTCATCAACGATGCTGTCCCAGCTGCCCGCACGTTCGCACCCGTCACCGTTAGCCCGGGGAGGTCCGCTCTCTATGAGAAGACCGTATCCCTGACGTCCGGTGGCATGGCGAGTATCGTGCTTGACTTTTCGTTGGCCTCTCCGAAGCGCAAGACGGACCGCGTCGCGGTTCGCCTTAATTTGCCGAAGGAGGTCACGGACGTCAATGGCGTCACCACCGTTGCGAGCACTGCTCGTTTCGAAGGTGTGTGGGTAATTCCCGAGAACTTCACGACTGCAGAACGTGGGGACTTCGAAGCCCTGGTCGATAATCTTATCGGCCATGCGACTGTTGAAGCCTACGTGAAGAGCCGCGACCCGTTCTACGGGTAAGTGCAAGATGCTGACCACTAAGGTCTGTGGAGCTCTCGTGGTGGTCGTACTCGTCTTCGTGACGGGCTTGTCCACTTTCGAGCATTGCTCCGATCTTGCCCAGGCTGTCCGGAATTCCGTTTCGGTGCCTGCCCTTTAAACCCACATTTTTGAGATGTGCAACTTGCCTGGAGGTGATTCTTGACCACGTCCATTTCGGAGGCTCTAAGTCTCCAAGTCAACTTTACACTGTCTTTGTGCGAAGTGATTAACACCCCGCGCTCGCTTGCTGTATACCTCCTGCTTAGCAATGAGGAATGGATGCAGTATCTGGAGCTCCCTTGGGATCCCGGTAACTACGAATGTCCCAGCCTTCTGGCTGACGACCGACTCGTGTCTGAGATCCTTCGGAAAAGCGCAGACCTGCCGTTGGGGTTAGATCTTGAAGCCAAGGCCAAGGCCACGTTTTACGAGGCCGAAGACTGTAACCGTCAAACTAACGACCGGTTGAATCAAACGGCTGCTTGCGACCATCCTCAGTGGTGGCGTAATGCATGTCTTGAGATAGACCGCATCCTAGGTCCGCTCTACCGTGCTGCTCTGAATACAATAGAGCAGGCGGCAGCGCATGGCCCAGGTGGGGCAGTTGGTGTAAGGGCAGAGGGTAGCGTCGTGTCTGACAAATATGACGCAATCCCATCTGTAACACGGAAGTTGGAACCGTTCGCCCAAGCGATTATGCTTGAAAGCTGGTCAGAGTACCGGCCTAAAGTCCAAGTCGTTGAAGGCAACGAGTTCTTTACGGTACCCAAGAAGGCAACGGCTCGCCGTGGGTGTGCCAAAGGTCCTTTGCTGAACGTTTACGCTCAGCTAGGGGTCGGTGGCTATATTCGCGACAGGCTTAACCTCTTTGGGGTCAATTTGCGCGATCAGTCGAAGAACCAAGAGGCGGCTCGTTTGTGTTATGAAAGGGGAGGGGTAACCCTCGACCTCAGTAACGCGTCTGAGCTGATGTGCCTCGAGGCTGTACGGCGTCTTGTCATCAATGATAGGTGGTTATTCCTGCTAGAACTTTTGCGGGAAGATATTACCGTCATCGACAAGGAACCGGTTCGGCTCGAGAAGTTCTGTGCCATGGGAAACGGATTTACGTTCCCCCTCGAGAGCTTGCTCTTTTGGGGTGTAATGCGGTCTGTGGTACCTCGGCGTAAATGGAACGAGTGTGCAGTTTACGGGGACGACATGGTGTTGCCCTCGGAATATGCGCCGGCGCTGATTGAAGCTTTGGAGTACCTTGGCTTCAAAGTTAACCATGAGAAGAGTTGCTTGGCAGGCAATTTCTTCGAGTCGTGTGGTACCGATTGGTTTAAAGGACAGAATGTCCGCCCCTTCTATCTCGGCACTACTGAAGATAGCGAGCGCCAGCTACCTGCTAGGATGCAGATGGCAAACGCTCTGCGACTCTGGTCTGCGCGTAGGTTGAACGGCTTCGGCTGTGATGCACGCTTTAGGCCGCTGTGGAAAAGACTCTTGGATGAGTCAGACCCTGCAGTAAGAAAGTGCAGAGTTCCTGTGTTCGCCGGTGATGTGGGCTTCATTTCCTCCTTACGGGAGGCAAAGCCATTCATTCGGCGTATCAGGGATGACCCCCATGACGGGGGAGAAGGCTGGGAAGGCTGGGAGTACCACTATCTGAGCTATAGAGCCGAAGAGCTCGACAAGCGCAGTTTTGGTTTGGTCCTAGCAACCCTTTCACGACGTCATCCAGATCCAGTCGAAGGGACTTTCCCCTTATCGCACAAAGATATCTCGCAAGAGATACTCGAGTACGCGAGGAGGCGGGTCCCGGATGGAATAGCTACGAGAGGGCGCGAGCCCCGACGCGGCTACCTACGTCTGGTTGGCACAAGGTGGGCCTCATGTGGAATGTGGCCCGATGGGTTTGACTGGGTGTAACCCGGTCTATACTAACCTTCCTTAGATGGGAGGTGGGAGCCAGTTTGGCTTTAAATTGTAG